AGCATTCATGCGTGCGGGCTTTGCTGAAGTCGGCAGCGGGATCGTCGGCAAAGCGGCTGAGGAGTTCACCCTGCTGCAGACGGGCAGCGGCATGACGGTGAACCAGTCGGCCGGGAACCTTGTTATCACGACCGGCACCACCGCCAACAGCGAAACGGTGATCCGCTCGATTGATACGTTCTCAGGTTCATTGCTGGCACGCCTGAAGGTGATCCTGTCTCAGAGGATCGCTAACCAGACATTCAGGTACGAGCTGGCTGATCTGATTGGTGAGGCGCTGTCCTACGCAATCAACAGCGCCACCAGCGTCACGGTCACCTTTCCCACCACCAACCCGTTCACAGCGGCCAATGTCGGCCAGAGCGTGCGACTGTCGCGGATCACTGGCGCCGCTGGCATCCCAGGCCGCTATGCCATTGCCAGCGTCTCAGGGCTCACAGTCACCTTCACCGTTGCAGCATGGCCGGCATCCGGCAGCGGCACCCTGACCCTGTACGGCTGGAATCACATCCAGTTGGAGTACAGCGGCACCACTGCGACCAGTGCCAACTTCGACGCACAGCGCCGCGGCTGGAACAGCGGCAACACCACCGCCACGATCAACACCACTGCATCGCCTGGCCATGTCGGGCAGATCAGCTTCGATGTATTCACGATCGGATTCTCTGATGCGCTGGTGGCCAGCAACACCGGCTATCAGTGGACAAACCGAGCCAGCAGGATCGAGAACGTTCCTGATCCTGAGACGGTGCTGTACCTGTTCATCGTGGTGCAGAACGGCAGCACTGCGCCGGCCAGCACCACCACACTGACGACCGGATTCATTCAGATTGAGGATCAGGGACGGCAGAAGATCCGAGTAGCCAGTAGCGATCCTGTCGGCAGCCACGCGCTGCCGGTGCAGGTGCTGGGCGGTGCGTTGGGCACCCAGCCGGTGAGCGGCACCGTCACCGCCAACATCGGCACCGGCACCGTTGCAGCCGTCACCTCTGCCAACCTGGCGCTGCCGGGCATCGTCGCGGATGTGGCCTCAGCCGCGTTGACAACAACCACAACCACGGCGGCATTCACACCGACGTTTGGCACCAGCTACAGCGTCAGCATTCCGGTCACCGCAGTCACAGGCACCACGCCAACGCTGGACGTGGCGATCGAAGAATCCGACGATTCGGGCGGCAACTGGTTCAAGGTGTACGACTTCCCGAGGATCACCGGCTCAGGCATTTATCGCTCACCGCTCATCAGGATTGTCGGCAACCGGGTGCGATACGTGCAGACCGTGGGCGGCACCAGCCCGAGCTTCACCAGGGCGATCAACCGCTTGCAGAACAGCAACAGCTCCGAAGCCGTGCGCCAGCTGATTGACCGCTCGATCGTGCTCACCACGCTCAACAGCACAACGCCAAGCCTGGACACCAGGGACGCAGGCAACCGCGCCCAGCTGGTGGTCAACGTCGGCGCAATCACGACCACGGCACCAGCGCTCCAGATGGAGGGCTCCGACGACAACGGCGCCAGCTGGTACGCGATCGGCACCCCGCTCACCGCTGTGGCCAGCTCCACGGTGCAGCTGACGGTGGTGGACATCAACGCAGCGCTGATGCGCGTCAGGGTGAGCACCGCCGGTTCAGGCGTCACCGCTGGCTACGTGATGATCAAGGCACACGACTGATGAGCAGCAAACGAGAGCAGATCCTGGCGCGCGTTGAAACGCTGCTGATCAACACCAGCGGTGTCGATGGTCGCGTGTTCCGCAGCCGCCAGCAGGCCTTCAGCCGAGACGAGGCGCCAGCCATCGTGATCGAGCCTGGCCGGGACAACCCCAGCGTGGTGAACACCTGCAAGCTGGAATGGTCGCTGGATGTGCTGGTGGCCATCTATGCACGCGGCGTGGTGCCACATCAGGAGGCCGACCCGATCGTTGTGGCCATGCACAACGAGCTCATGGGTGATCGCTCCTTAGGCGGCCTGGTGATCGACATGGTGCCGACTGGCGTGGATCCGCAATTTGATCGCGCTGATTTCTCCACCCTCTGGCTGGTCTGCACCTATCAGGTGAGATACCGCACCAGTATCAACAACCTGGAAGCCTGAGGCAATCCATAGCCTGAGCGTGGCGATCCTGTTGCGCAGTGCCTGATTCCCGACCACTTCCTGCTTATCCCGGTGCCGGTGGCAGCTATCTGCTGGATACCAAGAAGTGGGAATGGGTGCTGCGTGATGAAACACCAGCGGCCCAGAGCGCGGACGCTGCAGACCCTTCCCCGCAACCTGAGGCCTGATCATGCCGCTCTGGCGCAACCGACTTGCACTGTGCAAGATCGAGACGACCTACAACACCAACAGCTCACCAGCTTCCAGTGATGCGCTGCTGTTCACTGAGCTGGATGTGCAGCCGCTGGCGGTCGAGCTCACCGAGCGTGAGACGATCCAGAGCTATTTCGGCAATCGCGCCAGCATCGTCACCCAGCGATCGGTGCCGGTGAAGGCCACCGTTGAGCTGGCTGGCAGTGGCACCGCCGGCACCGCACCTCGCTGGGGCGCTTTGATGCGCAGCTGCGCAGCCGCTGAAGCGATCGTGGCCAGCACCAGCGTCACCTACTCGCCGGTGTCGAGCAGCTTCAGCAGCTACACCATGGACTTCTACAAGGACGACGGTGCGCGGCAGGCGATCACCGGCATCCGCGGCACGGCAGAGCTGAGCCTCAGCGCTGGTGAAGTGCCGACCCTGGCATTTGACCAGATGGGTCAGTACACCGCACCTAGTGCGCTGTCGCTGCCAACGCCGACCTACTCAGCCCAGGCCAGCCCGGTTGCCGTCAACAGCGACAACACCACCGCAGTCAGCGTGCATGGCTTCTCGGCCTGCATGTCGGCATTCAGCATGAGCCTGGGTGTGGACATGACCTTTAGGCAGCTGGCTGGCTGCACCAAGGAAGTGCTGGTGACCGGCCGGGCACCCAGCGGCTCGATCACCATCGAGCTGCCGAACTTCGCCACTAAGGACTTCCTGGCGATCGTGAGCGCGCAGACTACAGGCAGCATCAGCTGGCAGCACGGTCAAACCGCCGGCAACATCGTCACCTTCACTGCCAGCACATGCGCGTTTGATGCGCCGTCGATTGAAGAGGCAGACGCTGTCACGATGATCACGCTGCCATTCCGGCCGCTGCCGAGCGGTGCCGGCAATGACGAATGGTCCCTGGCGTTGACCTGAGATGGGATTTGTACTCGAGCAAACGCCAACCTTCCGCTGGCCGATCACGGTGCGTGAGCAGGTGGATGATGGCCGCTACCGCACTCATCAGTTTGAGGCGGTCTTCAAGCGGCTGCCGCAGTCGCGCCTGGAGGAGCTTGCTATCGACTTCCAGCGGCTGCGTCATGCGGTGAAGAACGACGAGCCGATTGATCAGATCCCAACGCGCGCCATCGCTGATGAGATCCTGGTGGGTTGGAGCGGCATCTTCGAGCCGGACAACACCACGCAGATCCCCTATTCAGAAGCGGTGAAGGCGCAGCTGCTCGAGGTGGCAACCGTTGCTGAGGCATTGGTTGGCACCTACATCGACAGCATCGAGAAGGCCAAAGCAAAAAACTGACCGGCGCCGTTGATCACCTGATGCGCAGCAGCAAGGGTGACACGGCGCAGCTTCAGGCTGATGCAGCAGCGTATGGCATCATCCTGGAGCCACACCATGTAGAGCCAGAGAAGTATCCGCTGTGGCCTGAACATGCTGATGCTGTTGATCTGTTCTTGCGCTGCATGACGCAATGGCGCGCCAGCGGCAATGGCGTGATCGGCTTGGATTATGGCGTGGTGTTGCAACTGGCTAGCCTGTATGGGATCCGCGACCCTGCCACCACGCTCGAGGAACTGCAGGTGATGGAGCTGCACGCACGGGACCTGATCAACAAGCAAGCGGAGAAGCGCTGATGGCATCAATGCAGGCGCTGCTGAAGATCAAAGCAATCACTGAAGGCGAAGGTGCCATCGGAGCAATGGCGCGCGGCCTTGGCAGCCTGAAGCAGGGTGCAGAGCGTGCCAGCGGCGGCCTGAAAGGACTGCTAACCAGCGCCGGTGGATTAGGTGGTGCGCTGGGCGGCCTGATCCCATTGGTCAGTGGTGTCGGCCTGGTGGCAATGGGCAAGAGGGCCATTGATGCCGCAGACGACATGAACGACCTGGCGCAGAAGACTGGCGTCAGCGTGGAGCAGCTCAGCAGATTTCAACAGGCTGCGCGTGACAGCGGCTCATCACTTGAAGATGTCGGCAGAGGTTTGATTGTGCTCGGCAGGAACCTGAACCTGTCAGTAGGCGCAACTCAGAGGTTTGGCGATTCAGTTGAAGAGATGGCAAGGAAGGCCGAGCAGGCTGAGCGTGATCAAACAGATGCACTACGCAATCAGGCAGAATCTCGAATCACATTGCTTGAGAATGAAACTGACGACAGGTTGAAAGAACTGAACAAGCGCTACCGCAAAGAACAGCGCCTGCTGGATGATCGCTACAACGACCAGTCAGACCGTGAGCGGGAAGCATCAGACCAAGCTTTGACGCAGCAGGAGCGATCACTGGAGCAGAATTACGAACTCCGCCGTAGATCGATTGAAGACAACAAAGGACTTGACGATAACGCGCGGTCATCTGCCCTGGACGCATTGCGGTATCAGCAAGAAGATGCAATGCGCGCCCTGCGAAACCGCTTTGAGAGCGAGCGCACAGCGCGCAGCCGGCAGCTGCGTGATGCGCAACAAGCCGAAGAAGATGCTCTTAATGACAGAAGAACAAATGAAGAAGAGAGCCTTAGAAAATCAACTACTCGGCAAACAGAGGTTATCAGGCAAGGAGTTCAAAGGCAGATTGATGCGCTATCGGCTGGTGAGCGCGGACCTGAAGCATTCCGCAAAGCAATGCAACGCCTTGGCATCAGCGCAGTAGATACGACTGGCAAAATTCGCCCAACTGAAGAGGTAATGCTGGACATTGCCACAGCACTTGCAAAGCTTCCTGATGGAGCCGACAAGGCAAGCCTTTCAATGGATCTCTTCAACAAGAAGCTGGGGCCTGGGTTGATTCCAGTGCTAAACAATGGCCGCGAAGGCATCGAGGCCTACAACGCAACGATCACAACCGACTTTGCTCAAAGTGCCGATGCCTTCAACGACAAGCTAGGAGCATTGCAGTCAAGGGTTGAAGGACTCACTGCATCGCTGACAAAATCTGGCTTGCTGCCTTTCTTTGACAAACTGCTAGACAGTTTGACAAGACTTGGCAATGCCTTTGGCAGTATGCCTGGGTGGCTTCAAGCAACCACAGCGGTTTTGGGCGGATTGCTAGTGATCTTGCCTGGAGTCGTGTCTTTCCTGCTCAACATCATCCAGCTGGCAGCATTGCTCGGTCCGGCTTTGGCTACCGCTGGCAGCATCATTGCAGGCATCCTTACAGTCATTCAGCTGACTTTCGCTGGTGTGCTGACCTTCCTGTCTGGCACCGTGTTGCCGGCGCTGCTGGCATTCTTCTCTGGCCCTGTCGGCTGGACGGTGCTGGCTGTTGCAGCTGTGGTTGCAATGGGCATTGCATTCAGGAGGCCGCTAACAAACTTCTTGAGGTGGCTGTGGGAGTGGGGCAAGCCTATCCGCCAGTTCTGGCTGAATCTCTGGAATGGTGCAGCAGGCTTTGCCAAGACAGCATTTGAGACTGCTGCCGGTGTGGTGAAGAACATCTTTCGCGGCATTCTTCAGTACGTTGTCGATCGGATCAATCTTGCAGTTGGATTGATCAATGTGCTGATCAAAGCGTTCAACAAGCTGCCAGCGCCTGACATCCCGCTGGTGCCACCGATGAAAGTGCCAGCCTTTGCGCAGGGCGGCACCGTCAACCGGCCAACGCTTGCGATGGTTGGTGAAGGTGGCCAGCGTGAGTACATCATCCCCGAATCCAAGATGGCGGCAGCCAGCAGCAGCTTCCTGGCTGGTGCTCGAGGTAATGCCGTCCTGGCCGGCAGTGGCGGCAAGTCGCCAGTGATCAACATCACCACCGGCCCGGTTATGGAGTTTGACGGCCAGCGCTACGTCACGGTGACCGACATGGAACGCGCCATGCGACTGACCGCTGAAGGCGTGATCGGCCGGCTGCGTACACCATCAGCACGCATCGCGCTGGGCATGGCCTGATGAGAGCGCAAAGCCAATACCTCCGCATCTATGACGCCGCTGGTGTTACCTACCAGCGCTGGCAGAGCTACTACGCCAACACCAGCGTCACATGGTCGAGCGCCAGCTGGAACTACGTGCCGTTCATCGCTGATGGCATCACCGCCGGCAGCAGCGGCACTGAGCAGTCAGTTTCCGTCACCGCTGCAGCAACTGGCCTGGTGTTGGATGCGTTTCTCGCTGCCATCAGCGATGGCCGCCTGGTGGATCTCAGCATCTACCAGTTCGATTCCACTATCAACAACAACACCCCGCAAGCTGGGCAGGAGCTGGTGGCTGCATACACCGGCCAAGTGGTTGGCGGCAATGGTGGATTGACTAGCCTGACCATACAACTCGGCTCGGCATTGTCTCCCGTTGGAGCGCAAGTGCCGCCGCGCCGGTTGACATTGGCGAT